TATCAGAACGCCAAGATCGGCGAGGTGGTCCAGCTGGATGGGTTTGACCATTACTACCTGTCGTTTTTGTACCAGGGCGCAACGAAGAACAGGACAGGCGACAATCTCGAATCGGAGCTGTATATGGCCCCGAATGCAGTGGCGATGAACATCGCGCGTGAAGCCGTGCTCAACCGCTGGGTTGTGGAAGTGACGACCTGCACGATGAACCCCAAGGACTTCACCGTTGGTCGGAAGTTGACCTATGAGGTGTGGCTGGCGGCGAGCATGAACTACGACCCCCAGAAGCTGGTGGTCCTGCTGAGTAGCGGCATTGATGCCGTGGGAGCGATCGCTCCAACCAAGTCGCTCACCAGCAAGATGGTGGGGGCACTGCCCAGCACAGCGCAAATTCAGAACAGGTGAGACCTGATCAACTTGTCGGCCTTCCGTTTCGTCTTGGTGCTGACCCTGAGCGTCACGGTGCTACCGACTGCGTTGGTCTTGCTCGTGCTGTTCTTGCTTACTACGGCATTGTGACGCCAGTGCCTGAGCGGAACTGGTATCGACGACTCAGGCGTGGTGACACGACGATCTTTCCTGAACAGTTGAAGCGATGGGGCGTCGAAGTGGAGACCCCTAGACTTGGAGCAGTTGCCCTCTGCCGCAGTGAAACTGGCTACGGCTTGGCAGTGTGGTGGGAGGCAGGTTGGCTGAGCTATCGACTGGAGCAGGTGGCATGGAGTCCAGCGGGAGTGCTGGACGTGTGCGCTATTTACTGCCCTTCGAAGCTCAGCTCTGCGACGTCCTAGGGATTAGCGCCGAGGAATACGTCTATTTTGAGCAGTTAAGCCAGGCGTATAGCGGCAAGCGGCCAGAAGGATACGAGCTGGTTCCTGAGATCGACAACGGCATCGTCGGGGCGATTGTTGCCATTGTTGTTGGCGTTGCGGCAACAGTGGCCGCGGCATCGTTAGCGCCCAAACCCAAAGCGCCCGAGCTGCAGCAGCCAACAGCGGCAGCCCCTACAGCCCAACAAGAGGAAGCCCCACAGCTTCAAACTGCCAACATCACTGGCGCGTCCAGGTTTACCAGCAACTCTGGCTTCGACAGCATCCAGCAGCTAGCCAGCCTTGGCGAAACCGTACCGCTGATCTTTACCAACCGCCAAGGCAATATCGGCGGCGTCAGGGTTAAGACGCTTCTCTTGTGGTCTCAGCTGCTATCAGAGCAGATCTCACAGGAGCTGGCCGCGTTAATGCTCCTGTCGGCTGGAACGATTGCACTAAAGCCTGAGTTTGCTGGCTATGCCATCGGCGATCAGACGCTGAAGAATTACACCCACGCCAAGCTGGCGCTGTACTGGCGCGAGAACGGCGGTCGGATTCTGAACACTGATCGCTATAGCGAAGGCGAGATGCCTGAGCACGAAGATCGCGGCCCAGGTTGGCAGGACATCTTCACCTGCTACGACGACGTGGACCAGCGTTTTGAGCCGTGGTTCTGCGGTACGCGGTCACCATCCACCCAGACCCAATTCGGGTGCTTCAGCCCGATGGTCAATGCCACGCCTTACCGCTTGCCTTACGAGCTGACGCTGGTTCCGCAGGCCGTTCCCACCGATGAAAAGATCAAGGCCGATGCAACGGTCAAGCTCACCAAAATCCACCGCGATTATTCGACCAGGGCAGCAATCACCGCTAGCACAAGCAGCACGCTGACTTACACGATCACAGGCGAACAGGAGGACCCCGAGGCGTACCAGCCCTGGGGGTTGGATGATGCCAACGCCGCAGTCGAAGACCGTCGCATTGTTGCCGATGACGAGATCAACCTGAACGGTCTGTACATGGCTGGTACGGCCCAGGTCGTCTGCACCAATGCCAGCACATCTGAGGTGTGGACCATTGGTAGCGAGAAGAGCTACACGTTCAAGATTTTGGAGCCTGGCAACTTCTCGGTCTGGCCTGACCCTGCTGAGATCATCAAGGGTACGGAATTTTACAACCCCGTCAACGAGGACTGGTGGCTGACGCCTAACCCTGTCTATGGCTATGTCTTGCAGCGGTTGGCGATTGCCACTGTTGCTAATAACCGCGCTTGTGATGTCACCGAGTTGGGGCTGAAGTCGACGGTCTGGAAGCGGATCAACAATTTCTCCAATGTCAACAGCATCCCTGATTCAGTCACGATTCAGCATTACCAATCCAAAAACGGCAGCATCACGCTTGGTTCGATCAATCGCTATGTGAAGCGGATCAGCTTCTTCAAATTGCAGGTGAGGCCGCTAGGTAGCGGCGACGATGCATGGCTGACGCTTGAGGACGGCCACCTGTTTGCTGTTGAAGGCAACACGCCTAGCCCCAAATACACCTACATCAGGGTGGCGCATGAGCGGGGGCAGTACGAGTTCAGGATGATTCCCGTCCCTGGGGCGGAGATTGTTGCCAACTGGCTAAGCAAGGATGCTTACTTCCTCGGCGGTGGGACGCGTCTGAGCTTTGAGCGCGACGGGTATCTGGTGACGTTTAACGGCTACACCAAGAATCTGGCGCCGTCCGTGGTGACCAACCCTGACTGGGTAATTGGTGCATCGTCAGATGTTGATGCTTTTGTCGGTGAGATCAAGAGCATCAACCCCAAGAACAACCAGGGCGACGGTTTCAAGTGGCCAGATACTCCTCCTGTCAGTAACACCGTTTACAACGTTGTGGGCGAAAGCGGCACTGGCGGTCAGATACGCGTGACGCGCTACAGCAATGGCTACCGCGTGTTTGAGCTTGTCACAGGCGGCACGGGCTATTCGTATACGGACAAGCCGACAGTCACCGATGACGGCATCACATACGCGTTCACCATTACGACCGACGAGTCTGAGCTGACCACCTCAAGCCTGAACCCCTACGACGCGGTCATCGATATTTACAAGTACGACGCAGAAGGCAGCAGTCACTTGGACGGGCCTGAGCACAGCATCGTCTATGTGAACGAACAGCTGAAGCAGGATGAGCCTGGTCCGCAGTACGAGAACCTCGCGCTGGTTGGCCTGCGGCTTAGCTCTAGCAAGGAGTGGGCCAGCTTTGCTCAGCTGAGCGCCTATGTGCAGAAGGGCGTCGTGGTGGAGCGCCTGATTGATGACAACGGCAACCCGACAACAACGCTCCAGGGGCCGACGAATAACTTTGCCGAGATTGCCTACGCCCTGCTGACCAATGAAGAGTGGGGTGCTGGCAAGTTTGTTGGCCGCCAAGCGGTGGACCGTGATCGGATGACGATCGCTGCGCGGTACTGCCGCGCCAACGGTTTCACCTGGGACGGGGTGCTTGGTTCGGCGGTGAACCAGCGGGACTTCATATACGAGAACGCAGGATATGCACTGCTGGACTTCACGATCCTGGGCGGTCGCTTCAGCCTTGCACCGACTTGTACCTATGACCCCGTCACCTTCAAGATTGACGCGACGCGACCGGTCGACATCAAGGCGCTATTCACTGACGGGAATATTCGCGACCTGAAGGTGACCTGGCTGCTGCCTGAAGAGCGCCGCCTGTTCAAGGCCGTGGTCAAGTACCGCCAGGAGCAGCTGAATGGCTTCCCTGAAGAGAAGCTGCTATCGATCCGACTGAATGATGCAGAAGGGGGAAGTGATCTGGACCCCGAGGAGAACTTTGACCTGACAGGCTTCTGCACGCAGCGGGAGCAAGCGCTGACCTTCGCGAAGATGGCGCTCCGCCTGCGCCAGTTGGTGGACCACAGCATCAGCTTCCAGACCACCCCTGCTAGCGCATTGAACTTGGCCCCTGGTGAGCACTTCCGTCTGGTCTCCGAGTGCACCCACACCAACCGCTTTGCCAATGGCGTGATCACAGCGGACGGAATGATCGTCAGTGCCGAGCCGTTGGCCGATGGTGCCTACCCAGTCATCTACTGGAAGCCTGGAACGACAGAGGTGCTTGAGTCGCTGCTCTTCGTCTCTGACGGCATATGCCAAGAGGCCAGCCTGCACGGCACCGTCTACACGTTGGCGACCACGACCACAAGCAACCGCGTCTATAAGATCGAGACCTTGTCGATCGGCGACGAAGGCTTCATTGAAGTAACCGCTAGCCACGAGCCAGTGTCTGACGATTTGGCGATGGCTACGCTGGACTGGAACGACAGCCACTTCATCATCGAAGAGAGCTAATGGCTGCCATTGCGTTTCCTGCCCTTATCCCAAGCGGTCGGCGCTATAGCCCTGGGCAATATCCGCAGGTGCAGTTCGTTGCACTGGATGGGGCAACGACCACGCTGCGGTATGGCAACCGGCGGTTTGATGCAGAGCTAGAGCTGACGTTCCAGAACATCACGGACGCCGAGGCAGCCACTGTCTTGAAGCTGTACGAGGACACGATGGTCCTTGATGACTGGGTGACTTTCACGACAAGCAACGTGGCGGCTGGTGCGTCTGCTGAGCTAGCCAACTACATCCGCGAAGTCGGTGGCAGCAATCTGCGCTGGCGGTTTGCAGAGCCGCCTGGTGTCGATAGCGTGCTGCCTGGCATGTCCACGCTGCAATGCAGGTTCGTTGGCCGATTGGACCCGACCTAGACTGCAGGCATCGCAACGCTTTGACAAATGGCTGTCTTCAGCGGAAAGGATGGATCTCTGATTTTTGCTGGGGCATCCGTTGCTCGTGTTCGTAACTGGTCTTTCACTGGCAACGTGGACGCCATGGAAACGACCAACCTTGGCATTTATGCGCGAACATACGAGCCAGGGTTGAAGAGTGCGACAGGTCAGGCGTCGTTGTTTTATCACGACGACGACACCAGTCTTAGGACCACGCTCGACAACTGCGTCACGACAGGAGAGCCCACCAAGGGTGAGATGCAGTTGAGGTGGGACGACAAACTGTTGGCGTTCACCTGCATCATCACAAGCGTCGCGATTACCTGCTCGACGGGTGAGGTGATGTCAGCCGAAATCAGTTTCACGATGGATGGCGACTACACCACCACGACTTTGTGATCCATGGCGGTCTTAATGGGGGAGGGTGGCTGCATTGAGTTGCGCCGCTCGCAAGTAGACGAGAAGTTTGTCGGCAGCGTCGCCGCTTCCGACGTGAACCCTGTCAAAGACCGCTTTAGCTTTGACTACCCGCTGGGGATGCTGATCACTGGCGATCAGTGTGAGATCAAAACTACGGACGGCAGCCTGCTTGATTTCATCGACCCAAGCGGCTGGCCGAATAACGTCCTCTACCCCGATGGGATCTGGTACGTCTTTGTCGACGAGGTCGGTGCGATCCGTTTGTATCGCACGTTTGACGAGGCCATCTCAGGCGAGGTGACAGGTCGCGTTGACCTCGTGGATCCTGGTCGGACAGTGCCGATCGAGATCAAGGTTCGCAATAACAACGAGCGAATCCTGGCTCAGATCAAGGACTTCGAGCTGAACACCGAGCGTGAGGCCGTTGACATCACCTGCCTCACTGAGGAGTTCCGCAGGCAGTACAGCGGGTTGATTAGCGGCAGCGGTCGGATTACCTGCTTCTTCGAGTACGAGCGGCGGATGTGTGACCCGAACACAGGTGACGCAACCGCATCGGCCCTTGAGATGCCGATTTACATGAATCAGCTGCTGATACGCACCAGGCTGGGGAGTGAGTTTTGGGCAAAGGTGACGCTAGTTGGGCGCGGTGACAAGCCCTACGGCAATCGCTTTGATACTGACGACATTGTCTGGTATGAGTTCGAGGCGCGGATCACCAATATCGCGATGGCCTTTGTACCAGGCCAACCGATCGAGTCGACCATTGAATATGTGACGACAGGCGAGATCAAGCTACGCACCAGCTTCGTTAGCAACTACCTGCTGCAAGAGGATGCGGGCCGCATCAGGCTGGAAGACAACCAGAGCGGCTTTATCGAGGTCATGCAGCAGGACTGAGCCGACAGGCGTGATACATAGACTGACTCCAACGGTCGTATCGCAGTGCCTTGGCTGACTTAAGGATCTCCGAGCTGCCCCCTTTGGGGTCAGGCGATGCCCAGGCAAGCGATGACCTGGCGATTGCGGATTATTCAGCGAGCGAGACTAAGCGAATAACGCTAAAGGGTGTTGTCCAAAGGGGCGTCACTCTGATTGATGATGGGGTGATCCCTGGGGCGAAGTTAGTCACCGCCAGCGTGACCGCTACCCAGATCGCACCAAACGCGATCACGGCGTCAGAGCTGGCAGGCGATGCTGTCGATACGGCTGCCGTTCAAGACGCAGCCATTACCAACGTCAAGTTGGCCAGCGGTATTGACGGCGGCAAGCTTGTCACTGACTCAGTGACAGCCACACAGATCGCACCGAACGCCATCACGGCGTCTGAGCTAGCCGATAACGCCGTCGACACTGCAGCGATTCAAAGCGCAGCAGTCACCGATGCCAAGGTTGCTAGCGGTATCGATGGGGCCAAGCTGACCGATGGCACGGTCACTAACGCCAAGCTGGCTAGCGGGATTGATGGGGCAAAGCTAAGCGCCGATTCGGTCACTGCTACCCAGATCGCGCCGAACGCGATCGCAGCTAGCGAGCTTGCTGGCAACGCTGTCGACACCACTGCTGTCCAAGATTCAGCAATCACCGACGCCAAGCTGGCGTCTGGCATTAACGGGGCCAAGCTCACCGACGCCACGGTGGCCGCAGCCAAGATCACTGCCGATAGCGTCGATCGTGGTCTCGACAAAACCACAGGCAAGTTCGGGCACACAAACAGCATTACCGCTGGAACGAGTGCAGGCATCAGCTTCGACGCACATGGCCACGTCACTGGCACCTCGTCACTGGTGTCGTCTGATCTGCCCGTTGCGACCGCCACTGCAATCGGTGGCGTCAGCATTCCCGCTAGCTCTGGCCTGAGCGTTAGCGGTACAGGCGCTCTCACTCACGGCACCTCGATCACGGCTGGAACGACCAGCGGGATCACCTACAACGCAACAGGTCACATCACAGCGATCGCGCCACTGGCCGCAGCAGATGTGCCCACAGCAACAAGCACCACCAAGGGTGCTGTCAGCGTCCCAGGTCCCTCGCTGGCGGTGTCAGCTGCTGGGGCGATTACTCACACCGACTCTGGCGTTGGCGCTGGCACCTACACGAAGGTCACCGTTGACGGGAAGGGTCACGTCACGGTCGGTGCACCGCTTGCCGCTGGTGATATTCCCAACCTTGACGCCAGCAAGATTGTGTCGGGTTCGTTTGACGCGACACGAATCGCCGACCGCTCACTGGCGGCAATCAAGTTTGCCAACTATGCGACCGTTCTGATCCAAGAGGGAGAGCCGAGCGGCACCGACTTCTATACAGGCCAGTTCTGGTACAAGGAGTCGGACGCACAGCTTCGCACCTGGAGCGGCAACAGCTGGATCCCTGTTGGCTTTGGCCGTCTGAGTGAAGAGAACCTGCGGTTCTGCGGCACGTTTGACGCTTCGACTAGCACCGTTGTTCAGGTCACAACTCTGGGCTCGTCGGCGGGCTTTACGGCTGGCAGTCTGATTCCTGCTGCTACTGATGCGCTGACTGGTGCGTATCTGGTTTGCGCCGTTCCAGGAACCTATGAAAACGTTACCTATGACAATGGTGACTGGTTGCTGTGCCTTGGCCAAGCCGAAGGGTATACCCGCATCGACACGCTAAACGGCGGCGGCGGCGGCGGCGCAACCCTCAACCTGGGCGACCTGCTGGACGTCACAATTACCGCTCCAGCCAGCGGTGACAGCCTGATCTTCGACGCTTCCACAAATACCTGGAAGAACCGCACAACGCACGGCGTCAAGCTGTCGCTGGTCGAGGCATTTGACGGCACCCGCACTAGCTTCACGACTAGCGGGACGATTATTTCTCAGAACAACCTGTTGGTAAGCCTTGGCGGCATCATTCAAGAGCCAGGTATCGACTTCACGGCTACTGACGGATCGACCACGCTGAGTTTCACTACACCCCCGCCTGCCGGGAGCGCTTATTGGATTTTGCAAGAGGCGTCGATTGATGGCAGCGGAGGTGGAGGGGGAACAACGTTGCCGCCTGGTACGGCAGCAGAAGAATATCTTCAGTGGAACTCGGCCACTAGCAGCTGGCTTCCTAGCACTATTTTGGACGGGGGTAGTTATTAGGGCTAATCAACCCAGCCCCAGCTTTTCCGCTTGTAGACGTTGTAAACAACGTGTTGGCTGACGCCAAACTCCCTTGCCAGATCAGCGCCGCGTTCGCCGTTTTCTCGGCGGCGGCGTATCTCTCTCACCTTGTTTTCGTCTAGGGAGCTGTGACCGTATTGGTTGCGGACTTCCTTGCCGTAGAAGTTCGGTGGAGTGCTTGCGGTCTGGTGTTCAACGGAGTCCTCCCAGTTCTGGCGCGGGGTGCCTGCGTAGAGATGATCGGGGTTGCAACAGCGTCTGTTCCCGCAGCGGTGGTTGACCTGCAGCTTGTCTGCGTCACCGAAAAACAGTTCGTAAGTGGCACGATGTGCGGTGCGGACACGTTTGCCTCCGAACTGGCTGTCGCTCCAGTTTCCGTAGCCTGGTCCGCCGACAGAGCCGATCCACTCCCAGCATTGTTCAGGAGTTCCGATGCGGACCTTCCGCACGAAATACTCCCAGGGGCCCGCGGCCCGTACGATGTGGCGCATCAGTCAAACTCCGATTGGCTGGTCACGGGGCGGGTGTTGGTAGCACGCCGCTCCACCTAAACTCTAGCTAAGGGCTGGGGCGGAGATGTCTCTCACTAAAGGCGCACTGATTCAGCCTCAGGGGCTGACCGCAACCGAACGGGACCTGCTGTCGCTAAGCGGCGGTGATGTTGGTCGGTTGATCTACAACGAGACGACGAGCACGCTGCAGCAGTGGACGGGCAGCACCTGGATTGACGTTCTGACTGGTGCGGCAGGCGGCACGAATGTCAGCTCCGTGTTTGGTCGCGATGGTGCTGTGGTCGCGACTGAAGGTGACTACACACTGACGCAGCTGGGCGATGTCGCTCTGACGACCCCAGTTTCGGGTCACCTGCTGCAGTACACGGGCACCCAATGGGTGAACGTGGCGTTGAACACTGTCGCAGGCGTGACTAGCGTCTTCGGTCGGACTGGTGCGATCGTCGCCACTGAGGGTGACTATGACCTGAATGATCTTGGCGACGTGTCGGTGACTGGTGCGGCAGTCGGTTCGATGCTTGAGCTTGGTAGCGGCGGTCAGTGGGTGCCTGTTACTGAGATCTCTGGGGGCACGTTCTAGAAATCTCTAAGCTGTAAGGAAGCGCGGTACGCGCCTGTTTTTACAGCTCGGGAGAGTTCTCCATGTCGATCAAAGTTCGGCTTAAGCACAGCAGCACCCTGAACAGGGAGCCTTTGCCTGCTGATCTGGACAGCGGCGAACTGGCGCTGAATATCAACGAGAATAGCCCTGCCGCTTATATCAAGGACAGCGCGGGCAATATCGTCAAGCTGGCGGGTCGTGGTGACGGCACAGGCGTCAGCGGTTACTGGGATCGGACTGGAACGGACCTCAGCCCTGGAACTGATGGCGACAGCCTGCAGCTGAAGGATGGCACTGGCACGGTGTCAGTTGACCTAGATGCAGGTGCGTCTACCGCGCCACTGGTGCGGGACTCTAGTGGTCGCCTGGGGGTGGGGGTTAGTGCGCCGCAGAATATTATTCACGCC